CACCAAAACATTGCGCTTCCAACCGGGTCTGGGCAACACCCGTGTTGGAACCCCCTTGGGACCAGTACTTTCTGGCCTGGCAACCAGTGCGGTTGTGGGTTTGTTACCTAACACTGACTTGATTCAACATGTCACGCGATCTAACGCGCATGTTGAAATTATTCAAGTCAGTGGGCAAACCAACAACCTTAATGGCTCTGTGAGGATCAGCAGAAGGAACTGGCTCCTGTGGGATTGGGTACATAGCTTTAAGTTATGTATCCTTGGTCTCTTCGGTATCAAAGAACAGGAAGATATTGTTCTAACCGCCACCGTCCACGCTATCGCGCGCGGTGATATCGAAGATGACCACCAGCCAATTGCGGCACCGATCATGGGTGAGATCAACACCCCAGTCGTTCAATTGGCAACTCGACGGGCGCGGAGAAGAGGACGGTCTCTCCGTGTACCAACCCTTGCGGGGGAAATCGCAAGGGAAGCGCGGCAGCGCTTGGGCAAGCTACCCAGAAACAGCGACAACGAGAATCTCTATTACGAGGACATTGCTCGACGAGTGGAAGCACGTAAGAAAACTAAAGATCCAGCATTCGTCAATCTTCGTTCTAAAGAGACTCTCCTCATCACCCAATGGGCGGTAGAAATGGTATTTCTGCCAAGCATTGGTGATGAAGACATCGCTGATTTCCGGAGGGCCAACGCCCACCACCACTCCTGCTAGGGACGCTTAGGTGTGTGCCGTGGTTCAACAACAAGTACATCAGTACCCGATGTAACGATAAGTAATATGGTTGTTGGACGTGACTCGTTCACGGTTACATACACTAGGCAGGCAGGACGGAGGCCGAAGGGGCCTCGGGTCTATTATCGAGTACGTGCTGATAATGGCCCTCGTTGGGATATTCCCAACAATGACATTGAATCCGTCAAGCATGCTATAATCGAGCGTGTGTTCTTTGTGAAGATTGCTGGTGCCCATGTGCGCGCTCCCAAGCCCCATGCGCACCCAGATTTCCGCGGCCGAACACATGCGAGATTGCTAGCGAGCCTTAGAGTTCGCGGCATGCTTAGCCAATTCGAGAACAGCGTTGTTTCACACGCCATCAGACGACCTCCGTTGAGTAGTAGAGAATTTATTGATCGCTATTCCGGAGCTAAGAAGAAGGTTTATGAAGCAGCCGCTCGTTCTATATCGAAGAAAGCTTTTGACCCCCGTAGAGATTCCAAGGTTAAGATATTCACCAAAGATGAATATCAAAAACCCGGGGGGGCGCCGCGTGCCATACAACCGCGTAGCCCGAGATTCAACATCATGTTGGGTAGGCACATCTCCCACGTTGAGCATGATGTGTACAGAGCAATTGACTTAACATTTGATCCCAGTGGAGCACGTCGGACAGTGCAAAAGGGACTCAATTATGTTGAGCGAGGTCATGAGATACATAAAGCATGGTGTGAAGTTCACGACCCAGTTTGTATAACACTTGATGCGACACGATTCGACCAGCACCTTAATGTCGATCTGTTGCGTTGTGCAAACCGGGTAACACGTGAGTTTTGCGTCGGTTTTTCTGATGACCTACCGAACTTGGCAACTCTTCTAGACTTGCAATTACACAATAAGGGAATATTTTTCAATTGGGAAGGTAAAATCAGCTACCAAACTGAAGGGTGTGGTATGTCTGGTGATATGAACACTTCATTGAGAAATGTTATCGTAATGTGTGGTGCGATGTTTGCTTTCATGAAGAAGTTTTCTATTGATGGACGCTATGGAAATGATGGTGACGATGGTTGGTTGATCGTCAGCTCGAATGAAGTAGCCAAAATTAAGCAAGAGCTTCATCCTTATTTCGAGAAATTCGGATTAACGATGAAGATCGAGAAAATTTCCTCGTATATGGAAGACATAGAATTTTGCCAGGGGAAACCAGTGTACAATGAGGACCATGGGTATGTTTTAATTCCTAGCCCGAACAAGCGTTTGTATTCTGACCTAGTGAGCACCAAGAACTTGAGCAGTAGTAAGGTGTTTCACAAATGGGTTGGAGCAGTCGCCGGGTGTGGATTATCACAGACTCGTGGTGTACCTGTGTTGAGCGCTCATTACAAGTGGCTAGCCACTGGCGCAACACCCTGGATTCCACAGGAAGGTGATGAGTTCTTTCGGCAAAGTTGGTGGTCCGGAGTCCGTTCGTTCGAGAAAATACGGCTCCGTGATCGGAAAATCACCAATCGCGAAAGAATATCTTTTTACCTCGCTTACAACATAACTCCCCGTTCACAAATACAGATTGAGCACCATTTACTCAACCTGCCACGTATCGTCTGGAATAAACCAATACCAGTTGTGAACACCCTGGATGTTATTTCAAAAGCTCTTGTACCACCTGTTCAACAGGAGGAGTAGCATTTCAAAAATGCCCGAAAGGGAAGACCCTCATCGCTACGGTTGATGAGCGGCGACAAAAACCCCACTTTGATTACGGCATCGACTTCCAATTTCGTCCTTAGGAATGAGATGAACGCTCAGTGGGGAATATGGGAGAGTTATTTAACTCAGGTTGTGTGTTTCAAGTGCCCGTCAGGTGTAGTCCACCCAGATAGTTTGAACACTCGGATGATGCATGTGGAAGCCTTAACGCTGGCTCCACACCAAGTCGAAGCGTTGCGAATAATAATAAAAATAGAAAAATAAGAACAACAACAAGACCTACCATCCAGTCTTTAAAATCGGGTGGAATGAGGATCAAACATAGGGAGTACTGTTCGACCATTGATAACCAGCGCATTGGTGCTGGCTATCAAGACGCGGATGGTAAGAAAATTTCCCCTAGTCCCCTCAAACTACCTCTCAATCCTGGTGACGGACAGACATTTCCGTGGTTGTCATCCATCGCCAGGCGGTACGAGAAATACGTATTCATGAAAATTAAATTCGGTTATGTCCCACAAGTGTCGACATTTGCTAACGGCCGAGTTCTGCTGACACCGGTTTACGATCCGGCTGAAGATTTACCCACCGACCTTAGGTATCTCTTCAACTCAGCAGACACCAAAGCATCTGTTGTCTGGGAGCACTGTGATTTGATCCTTCCGACACGCAAAATCAACAAGGAACTGTACGTCCGTGAACTCGCTGAACTGGCACACGTAGACGTTCGCGAGCTGAGAACCACTGACTTAGGTTACCTTGCTGTTAGTTTGTCGGATGCGTCAACAGTCACCAATGGTGCACAGACTCCAATTGCTTTTGGTGATTTGTTCGTTGAGTATGAAGTGGAGCTGCGATCGCCGCGCTTAGGTGATCGAGCTATCAAGTCCTATCACTTCGTACAAGACGGTTCAAAAGCCTGGAATTCAAGTGGATCCGATCGACACCCGTCTTTATTTCATGAAAGCTTCACAACCAAAACTCCAGAACTGCAAGCCCAACCCGATCAAGGTGGTCATCAACACACTTCCAAGTATAACACCTTGGCATTGCGTACAGGCCACGTTAGCACCGGTGTCTATAGTCATCCCGACACCGCTGATCCTGTTGAGCTTACGGAGTTTAATTTCCGAGAGCCGTTCACCGGCCTGATGACTCTCAATGCTGATACTACTGGTTTCACACTTCCTTTTGTTCCCACCTTCACCGTTAACGGTGAACGATCTGATGGGAGCACAGGGAAATTAGCTCACCCCAGTCCTCAAACGCACAAGTCCCCAATTGTAGAGCACGTTCGAACAATTGGTGATGGAGTTGCATCCGCCATGTCCTTGTATAAAGTGGTGGCTGAGGCTGGAGACTCGATATTGTCGTTCTTTGACAATGCCGGTGCAGCCATTGGTGAATGGGGCCATACCGCTGAAGCTTTCTTCACGGAAATGGCACCAGAAGTACTTGAGAGTGCAGCCTTGCTTCTTCTCCCTTAAAAGCATTTTTGAAATACGGTTACCTTTCAGCGGAAGCTGGAATATGGATTTACGCCCATTACCTTGGTAGTTACAATCATTGGCTTAACGGTTGGTGTGATTTTGTGGAAGGCATGGAAAACATTGCAGCCATGTCCTGCTCAGGCCCGAAGATAACGAAAAACATTGCTCGCAACCCGAGAATGTTGAATAGTTTAGGATAAGACCTACTCTTTCCAAAGAAGAGATGAGACAAACAAATAGCATCAACTATCAGCAACTGTGAGGTGGATGACTGCCCTCACATTTGAGCAGTTGAACAGTGATTTTTCGCGTTTGCCAGTCCTAACCCCGACAACCGAGCAAATCCGATTTAGCCACGGCAGCAAGCGAAGCTGAAAAACGGAATGGCCA